GATTTAGGTTCTGGCGCCGAGAGGTGTGAGAGTTCGAGTCTCTCCGTCCGCACCATTAATATCAAATAAATCATATGGTTATTATACATAGGGACAGCAATGGGACACCCTGCTAGAACCTGCAACAACAATAACCCCTCCATACAAGTAATTTCCATCACCTCAAGCCGCCTAGTCATTAGGCGGCTTTCTGATATTTTAATAGCCAATCAAATACACTAAGCCTGCATATAATCGCCGTTCCAAGAAATACAATCCCATTATTCGTTAATGGGATTTTTTTATGATTGAAATCGTGCCGGTGAAAATATCTGAGCATTTCGATGAGACGCGCAGACTGTCGGCAATGCACTGGCAGGAGACGGAATCTGATTTTTCAGACCGTCCGCCCGAATTGGATATTCAGACCTATCAAATACTGGAAGAGCAAGGCGGAATTATTGCCTTTGCCGCCATAGTAGATGGTGAGATTGTCGGGTATGTATCAGGCTTCCTTTCCCGTCATCCGCATTACGACCAACTGATAGCGCAACACGACCTGCTTTTCATCCACCCATCCCATCGCAAAGGTCGAGCAGGGCTGAAGCTGATGCGCGAATTTGAAGCGGCCGCAAAATCAGCAGGCGCAAAAAAAGTCCTATACCACGCAAAGCCGAACAGCAATTTTGCCAAGTTGCTGGAGCGGCTTCATTTTCAGCAAGAAGAAATTATATTTCAGAAAGGTTTGCAATATGCCAGCAGCAGTAGCAGCCCCATGGGTAGTCGGAGCATTAACAGCTAGTGCGGTAGCAGGTGTGGCCAGCGTCGGCGCATCACTCTACCAAGCAAACAAACAAGACAAGGCGAATAAGTCCGCCGCCAACCAAGCGAAAGAAAATGCGCGCAATGCGCAGGCTCAGGCGGACATCGAAACCAACAAAGCCAATCAGAAAAAAACTGATGCGCAGTCTATTTTAAGCCAACAACAGCAAGCAGCAGGCGGCGCAGGTTCAACCATGCTGACAGGCGCATCAGGTATTGACCCAAACAGCCTGAAGCTTGGTAAGCAGACTTTACTGGGCATTTGATGGGTATTTGACATGATGGAAGAGCAACGCAAAAAAATACACCGCCGATGGGAATCTTTAAAGACCGAGCGTACATCATGGATTAACCATTGGCGGGAAATTTCGGAAAACATCCTGCCGCGAAATGGTCGATTTCTTGATGGCGATTCAAATAACGGGCGCAAGAAGCATAACAAGATTTACGACAACACCCCGATCCGCGCACTAAAAATCCTTTCCGCCGGTCTGATGGGCGGGCTAACCTCCCCTTCTCGCCCGTGGTTCAAACTAGCCATGCACGATGACGAAATGAACCAGTACCATGAAGTAAAGGAGTGGCTGTCAAAAGTCGAGAGCATGATGCTGTCTGTTTTTCAGCGCAGCAATATCTATGGCTCGCTTCATTCGATGTATGAGGAGTTAGCGGCATTTGGTACGGCTGCCTGCATCATTCTCCCCGACTACGAAGATGTAATCAGATGCTACCCGCTGACAATCGGCGAATATGCGGTTGCGACAAACTGGCGCGGCGAAATTGACACAATTTATCGCGAATTTGAAAAAACCGTCGGAGAAACGGTCGAAGAATTTGGCATTGAGAACGTCAGCGACGCGACTCGGAAAAATTACGAAGACGGCAAATACGATGCGAAAGTGAAAATCATCCACGCAATCGAGCCGCGCCGAGACAGAGATTTGACCCGCAAAGACTCGAAAAATATGCCGTACAAGTCGGTATATATCGAGACCGGCGCAGAAGAAGGAAAGATTTTGCGAGAATCCGGGTTCCTTCGTTTCCCTGCCGTCTGCCCAAGATGGGACATCACCGACAACAACGTTTACGGCAACAGCCCCGCGATGACCGCGCTTGGCGACATTAAGCAGCTTCAATTCAACCAAACCAGCAAACTCAAAGGCATTGACTACCAAGTCAACCCGCCAATCATTGCACCAACCGACATGAAAACACAGTCGGCGGGGTTTTTACCGGGCGGTATTTTGTATCACGACTCAAACGGAACGGGAGACACAGTCCGCTCCGCTTTTGATGTACGGATAGATTTAAACCACCTGCTCGAAGATATTGCCGATGTTCGCCAGCGTGTCCAGTCCGCATTTTATGCCGACCTATTTTTGATGGTATCCCAGCAATCGCAAAACATGACCGCAACCGAAGTGGCGGAGCGGCATGAAGAAAAGATGCTGATGCTGGGGCCGGTGCTTGAGCGTCTGCAAAATGAGCTTATTGACCCACTCATCGAAATTACATTTGATGCAATGGTTCGCGCAGGGATATTACCGCCGCCACCTGACGCAATAGCCGACCAAGATATAAACGTTGTCCTTGTTTCCATATTGGCGCAAGCGCAGCGTGCCATCGGCGTGAATAGCATTGACCGATTTGTCGGGGCTTTGGCGTCGGTTGCCCAAGTCAAGCCCGAAGTTTTAGACAACTTCAACGGCGACAAGTGGGCGGAAATATACGCCGATTCACTGGGTATTGACCCGCGCATCTTAATGAACCCTGAAGAAGTAGCGGCGATTCGTCAGCAGCGCATGGAGCAACAGACGCAATCGCAACAACTTCAACAAATGGAGCAAGGCGCAGGAATTGCTCGATCGTTAGCGCAGGCGCAGAGCCTGACAGATGACGAATATTAGTATGCATATAATAAAAGGATGACTGTATAAAATGACAAAAAATGACGACCTTGAAGCCAAAAAAAGAAAAGACAGCCTACTGGAAGAGCAGAAAAAGGCAGACTTCGAATGGCTTATGTCGGAGAAGCGTGGTCGGCGCATCGTTCGCCACCTTTTAGAAGATGCAGGTATATGGCGTTCAACGTTTCATGAAAGCCAGTCAATCTCCGCATTCAACGAAGGCAGGCGGAATATGGGCTTGAAGCTGTTAAGCAATGTGCAGCCAACCTCAAATTTTCATTTGATTCTAACCGAAGAGGGCAACAATGAGTATTGAAGACCAACAAGGCGCAGAAAACGAAGTACCGGGCGCAGAATCCGGAGCAGAGCCGCAAAATCAAACAGGACAAACCTTGCTTGATGCGGCGGGCGATCAGGGCGATAACCCGCCACCTGAAAACCAAGAGGGCGATCAGGACAAACAAAAAACAGACGCCGAATCTGAAGTTCCCGAAACGTACGACTTCAAGCCGCCCGAAGGTATGGAGTTTGACGAAGAGACCATCAATCTTTACGCCGAAGCTGCCAAAGAAGCCGGTTTATCCCAAGAAAAGGCTGACATCATCTTGGGCAAAATTGCCCCGCATTTGGCGCAGCAACAAATCAAAGCCGTTGAGAAAGCAAGTTCAGAATGGGAAGCGGCTTCACGCGCAGACCCTGAATTTGGCGGCGACAAGTTAAACGAGAATTTGTCAGTAGCCGCAAAAGCTATCGAGCAGTTTGCTACTCCCGAACTGAAAACATTGCTGAACGAAAGCCGACTGGGTAACAACCCTGAAGTTATCCGACTGTTCTACCGTGTCGGCAAAGCTATTTCGCAGGACGGCTTTGTCCCGGCAGGCAGCGCAGGACAAACAAAAGACAGAGCGAAAGCACTTTTCCCCAACACCAAAAATCTAAACTAAACTTTTTAGAAAGGCATTAAATATGGCTGTTTTAGAAACCCGAAACCCAACACTGTCCGATTACATTCAGGTATTCAACGGCAACGACACAGTCGCTGAAATTATCGAAATTTTGACAGAGAAGCATGACGAGCTTCAGGACATGGTAACAATTGAAGCAAATGGCTTGCACGACCACCTCACAACCATTCGAACCGGTATTCCTAAAGGCGTTTTCCGTAAGCTGTATAAAGGCACTCCACCTGAAAAAGCAACCACAATGACGGTTCGTGATTCAATGGGCGAACTGGTGGCACGCGCCGAAATTGACCAAAAACTACTTGAACTCAACGGACGGAAGTCAGAATGGTTGCGTCAAGAAGAAGCTGCCTTTATTGAAGGGATGGGGCAGACAATGGCAGAAACTTTGTGGTACGGCGACAGCTCCATTAATCCTGAACAATTCATGGGCTTATCTCCGCGCTACTCCGAGCTTTCGGCTGAAAACGGCAGAAACATCGTCAATGCAGGCGGAGCAGGCGCAGACAATGCTTCTATTTGGCTGATTTCTTGGGGTAAAAATAAAATTCACGGCATCTTCCCCAAAGGCTCCACCGCCGGCTTACATAAGCATGATTACGGCGAAAACGTTCGTGTACATGATAAAGACGGCAATGTATTTGACGCCCATGCCTCACGCTTCACATGGAATAACGGCTTGTGCGTTGCAGACTGGCGTTATGCAGTCCGCATCGCCAATATTGATGTAAAAAAACTCAATGAAGATATGTCGAACGGTTCCGCCAATCTGCCTCAATTAATGGCACGCGCATTACGCCTTATTCAAGATTTGAGCGGTCAAACTATGTTCTACATGAACCGCGATGTACGCATGGCATTAGACGCCCAAATTCAACAGGCATCTAAATACACTTTGGTTGACAAAGATGTCGGCGGCAAAATCATTTCCCATTTTGGTGGCGTTCCTATCCGTACTACTGACGCCCTTCTGTCCACCGAAGCCCGCGTGAAATAAGGAGCAACAAATGATTATTGATTCTTTACTGGAACTGTCCATCAAACAAGCCGTAACCACGTCTGCCGCCTCAACCAACGTTGTTGATTTTGGTACCAAGAAACCGAACACCGGCAATGCCGCGCAAAACCTTTATGCCGTATTTACCATTCCTGAATCTTTCGCTGGTGGTTCATTAACCATTTCCCTGCAAGATTCGGCGGACGGTACAAATTTTGCCAATGTAATTTCAGGCGTAACCGTAACCGTAACCGCAACAGACCTGAAGGCAGGTTCGCAATATGTAATTCAGATGCCGGTTTCTCACCGCCGATATATTCGCGCCTACTACGCCGTTACAGGCTCAATGACGGCAGGCAAAATCAACTGCGCCATCGTCAGCGGTTTGCAAAACAACGAACCGGCCCCCGAATCTCAAAAAGTATGGAGTGGTAAAAAATGGAAGTAGTAGCAATTAAACGTGGGTTTTACGAACAAATCCGCGAAGAAGGCGACACCTTCGAAGTGGAAGACGGCTTGACTGCTTCATGGTTCGAGCCTGTTGCCCAAGAAAACCAGCAAGAGCAGATTAAAGAGCCGGTAGGCGGCAAATACGACAATCTGACAAAAGAGGAGCTTCAAGCCATCTTGGACGAACGTGGTATTAGCTATCATGGCAACGCAGGCGAAGCCGCCCTGAAAGCCTTGTTGGAATCCAGCGACGAAGCATAAAGAAACGGAACAAGGGCGGGAAACCGCCCTTTTTTTAATGGATTAAAAAATGTCTTCAGTAATCGATATTTGCAATTTGGCATTAAGCCATATCGGGCAGGCGGCAGACGTATCAACCATAGACCCGCCCGAAAACTCAATCGCGGCGGAGTATTGCGCCCGATTCTATCCAATGGCGCGAGATACCTTGTTAGAGTCACACGCATGGGATTTTGCATTGCGGCGCGAACCGCTCGCCATGCTGAAACACGACTCCAAGCAATGGCGTTTTTGTTACGCCGTTCCGACAGAGTGTTTGAAAATTCTGAACATTTTCCCTGAAACTGCCGTCAACGATACCGCCTGTTTGTCCGTGAACCATGTCCGTGAAACAACGGCGGACGGTCATATGATTATTTGGTCTGATACAGAGAACGCCATCATCCGCTACATAAAACGTGTGGATAACTCATATCTTTTTACGCCGTCATTCTCCGCCGCCCTGTCATGGAAGCTGGCGGCAATGTTGGCAGGCGCAATTATTAAGGGCGACACAGGGGCGCAATATGCCACAATGTGTGAAGCACAGGTTCACAGCCTGATCGCGCAGGCAAAAAACAATGATGCGCAACAATTCTCACAACAGATTAAGTTTACCCCGGCAGCAATCCTAGCGAGACAATAAATGGCAAATACACGAGTATTACAGCAGTCCTTTATCGGCGGCGAAGTATCCCCGAATATGTTCGGACGCATCGAAGACCCGTACTATCGCAACGGGCTGTCCGAGTGCCTAAACTTTGTCGTCAGACCCGATGGGTCGGTTGAGAATCGGGCGGGCTTTGAGTTTGTGAATGTTGCGCGCAACGATTATTCCAAAGCGCGCCTGATTCCGTTCCAGTTCTCAAACGACCAATCCTTTGCAATCGAAATGGGTGTGGGATATTTCCGTTTTCACACAAACGGAGCGACACTACTTAATGACGATGGGCAGCCCTACGAAATTTCCAGCCCATACAATGAAAACGAGATTTTCGACGTGCATTACGTCCAATCAGGCGATGTGATGACACTCGTCCACCGCAACCATTTCCCATGCGAATTGCGCCGTCTTTCAGCGACGAAATGGGAATTTAAGCCGATTAGATTCGGCGCGACCATCAGCACACCGATAGGTGTTACAGGATTTGCGCACAAAGGCGGCGACGCAGGAAACCCAAACAAAGTGTATTACGACACGCAGTATTGCGTTACCGCCGTAAGCAATGACGGCTTAAATTCCGAGTCTGAAACATCGGCGGTCATTACTATAAACAATAATGTTTTCGTTACAGGCAACCATAATCGTATCGAATGGCAGGCGGTTGAAGGGGCGGGAAGATACAAAGTGTACAAGCGCACAAGCGGCATTTTCGGCTATATCGGTCAAACAAAAGACCTGTTTTTCATAGACGACAACATAGCCGCAGACACATCAATCACGCCGCCGATTTATGACAATATTTTTCTACAAGGCGGGATTGATTCATTTTCAGGCATTCAACCTATCGAGATTCCCAATTACGGGAAAATCACAAGTCCGCAAATCGAAAATAAAGGGAATTTTGAATCCATCATATCAACAGGCGGAGGAAATAGAGAAGTATTTACAGATGTCCCGTTCACGATTTCTCAAGGCAAACTCAGCGCAAGAAAGGATACCACTTTTAAAATCGCCCTTGAGGATGCAACAGGGCGCGGAGCTTCGCTATCACTCGTCTTCTCCAACTACAAACTGGATTCGATAGAGGTATTGGGTTCAGGCGACAACTATTCCGATCCGAAGTTGAAGGTTTACAAAAAAGGACTGGATGCCGACGGCGGGGAAATTTGGGAAGAGTTCACCGGATTTACCCCTGCGGTAATTAAATGGAATCTTATCCAAAACTTTACCATCACCATAGAAGATGAAGAGCATAGCGGATCAGGGGCAGCAGCCGTCCCCGTATTTGACGGACGGCGCATGGTTAACGTTGCCATCACGTCGAGAGGATACAACTACAAACGCCCTATCCTCCACTTGAAAAGCGAGCATCTGAACCAAAGAATAAATTTTGCCAGCGCAAACCTGACGCAATCATCATTCCCGTCTGCCGTCTCGTACTTTCAGCAACGCCGCGTATTTGCGGGGACAAGCATCAAGCCCCTGCAAGTATGGATGACGAAGACAGGGACGGAAAGCAACCTAAGCTATTCCCTGCCGATTAAGGATGACGACCGAATCTCTTTCAAGCTGGCTTCGCGTGAGGCAAGCATGATTCAACATATCGTCCCGCTGAATAAGATGATTCTGATGACTGGCAGTGCGGAATGGAACGTCAACACCCTTAATACCGACTACCTGACACCCACGTCAATCTCGGTATCTCCGCAGTCGTACATCGGGTCGTCTATGGTTCAGCCCGTTATCGCCAATAATTCGCTGATTTATGCGGCCGCTCGCGGCGGACATATCCGAGAACTTGCCTACAACTGGCAGGCAAACGGCTACATCACGGGCGATATATCCATACGCTCAAGCCATCTGTTCGACGGTAAAAAAATTATGGATATGTGTTTGCAGAAATCGCCTTTCCCGATTGTTTGGTGCGTATCGTCAGACGGCTCATTATTGGGTTTGACTTACCTGCCCGAGCAGAATATCGGCGCATGGCACAAACACACGACCGACGGAGTGGTCGAAAGCATTACTTCGGTTACAGAGCAGGATGATGATATTTTATATGCCGTTATCAAACGTACCGTGCAAGGAAGATCGGTTCGATACATCGAGCGGATGCGTCCGAGAAAAACCGCCACGCAAAAGGATTATTTTTTCATGGACGGCGGCCTAACCTATCGGGGGACACCTGTTGGTGCAGTATCAGGTCTTAGCGCATTGGAGGGCAAGACCGTTCAAATTTTGGCTGACGGAAACGTCATGCCGAAAACCGTTGTTTCAAGTGGCAGCGTAAATCTCCCCGATGGAATCGAAGCCAGCGTCATCAGCGTTGGATTGCCGATTGATTATTCCATTACCACCCTTCCGCTTGCGTTTCAGATTGATGCCGCGATGGGACAGGGCAGGAATAAAAACATCGGTAAAGTTTGGCTCCGTGTATATGGCTCAAGCGCAATTTCTGCCGGGAGATACGGCGGCAAAATGTACGAATACAAACAGCGGACGACAGAGGTATTCAGTCAACCAAACAGACCTAAGACGGGCGTAGTCGAAATCAATGTTGACGGACAATGGGACGATGACGGATTGATTCAAATCAAACAGGAAAACCCATTACCGTTAACCGTCCTGTCTATGACTGCTGAATTTTCGGTCGGTTGAGTCTGCATATAAAACGAAGAACTCATGGTTAAATCCCTATATTCAGGAGGTTTAAACATGAGTTCTTCTTCTATTAATTGGAATAAATTCGGAGATTATGCCGGGCTTGCCACACAGGGAATCGGCGTCATCGGTCAAGTTGCAAGCGCATTTTATTCAGCCCGTTCAGCCCGTCGAAACGCCGACTTGCAGGCATTCATGGCGGAAATGAACGCAAAGGGCAGCGAGCGTCAGGCGCAACAGGCTTTTTTGCGGCGAGATAAAGAGATTGCCGCGCTTGGCGTGAAGACAGGCCGCCTAAAAAGCAGCCAGCGTGCCGCACTTGCCGCAAACGGTTTGGATTTGTCGGAAGGAAACGCCGTGGAGATTTTGGCAGACACGGAATTAATGAAGGAAGTGGACAAAAGCCAAATCGAGCAGAACGCCATCGCCGAAGCGTGGGGGTATCGCTTGCAGGGCGTACAGCATCAAAACGACGCACTATTTGCGCGCGCGCAGCAGAAAGGTACCTCGCCTCTTCTTTCCGCCACCACCACCCTCCTAAACGGCGCGTCTCAGGTTGCGCAAAGTTGGTACACCTTGAAGAAACAAGGAGCATTCCAAAGCAAAAAATCAGACGATCCGATTTATGCCCTATACACCCTCAATAACGGATGGAAATAATGAAAGTACCCATTTCAAACGAATTTAGTGTAGGTGTTTCAAATGCGCCGGCGGCGCACTTTTCCGCCGCGCAATTACCCGACGCAGGCGCACCGCTGGCACACGCAGCCAATCAGGCATTTACCGCAGGGCAGGAAATGGTAAACGCCCAAGCGAAAATGCTTGCAGAGATGAACGACCTGGCAGCCGATAACGCGCTGGCGCAGGTAAAGGCGTTCGAGCAGGATTTGCGCGTCAATCCCGATATGGGCTATGAAAGTTTGCGCGGAGAGAATGCATTGAACCGCCCCGACGGACAGTCGCTGGTAGATGAGTATGACGGCTACCTGATGAAGCGTGCAAACGAAATCAAAGACACCCTGAAAAATGACGTTCAAAAGTCTTTATTCTCGCAACGCCTTGAATCAATTCGCCAAACCTTGCGCAATAAAACAGGCGAACATTTGCTGTCAGAAGGGCAAAAATGGAAGGAAACATCGCTAAACAGCCAAATAGATTTGGCGGCAAACTCATTCACCCTATCCACTTCGGATGAAGAGCGCGACGCGGCCATAAAACGTGCCATCGGCGCGGCAAAAGGACTTCAAAATCTCAACGGCTGGGACAGCGAAACCATGCAAAAAAAAGTCATGGACGCTTCAGACAAGGCAATCCGACAGGTCATAGACGACCAAATCGACAAAGGGAATTACGCCGAAGCGACCCGCCTTGCCATCAAATACGGCGCATTTGCCCACGGCGAAACCGTTGTCAAAGCCCGCCAAAAAATCGAGCAGGCATACCAAGACCAAGTAATCGAAGATGCGACCGCCAATTTCAAGCCGGGCGACGTGATTCAAATCCCTGTCAATGCCGATTCTTCAAATGCTGATACAGGCAACCCTATTCAAGATACCGTAAGCCGCATCATTGGATATGAATCAGGAAACGACCCAAACATCAAAAACAAAAAAAGCACGGCTGAAGGGCTGGGGCAGTTCATTGATTCGACGTGGTTCCATATGGTACGGAAATACCGACCCGACATCGCCAACGGCAAAACGAATGCGCAGCTTAAAGCCCTGAAGCAAGACCCTGCCCTTTCCCGCGAGATGACGACCCGTTACGTTGAAGAAAATTCCGCCCTGCTCAAAAAACACGGCATCCCGGTCAATGTGCGAAACCTGTACGTTATGCACTTTTTGGGCAGCGGAGAAGGCCCCAAACTGTTGCGAGCCGACCCGAATCAACCCGTATCGTCTTTCATTTCGGCGCAATCCATCAATGCAAACAAAACGGTTTTATCAGGCAAGACCGCGCAGCAGGTTTTGGACTGGGCGGCGCGGGCGATGAAAGTGGGTAAAGGCGGCGGAGGCGGTACAAGTTACGTCAGTATTCCCACTGGCGACCCCGTAGCGATGGAAAAGGCAATCCGCCAACTTCCAAAGAATCAGCAGGCGAGCGTCCGCGCGAACATCAACCGTCAAATATCAGCCTACAAAGAGGTTGAAGAGCAGCGAAAAGCCCAGCGCGACAACGCCATCGCAGGGATTATCGAAACCAACGGCGGGAATGTTCAATCCGTTCCGCGCAGCGCGTGGGCAGCCCTTACCCCTGAAGAACGAAGGAAATTTACGGATTTTGGGCAGTCCATCAAGAAAAACAACGAGCAAGAATTACAGGACAAATACGCTGACGACTATCTGTTAATGCAGAACCCTGACGTACTAAACAAAATGAGCGAAGACAGCATCATCGCTTTACGCCCCAAATTAGGCAGGTCGTGGACGCAATCGCTGCTAGAACAGAAACAAAGTATCGAGAAAAAGGGCATTCATCACGCCCAATTGTCAAATTACCGATTCAAAGAAGTATTGCGGCGCGAATTTAACCTCGACCCTGATAAAAAAATTCAGGGGGCGGAAATGAAACGACGCATTGCAACCATCAAATACAACAGCGACCAGGCCATTAGAGCCGAAGAAAAACGGCTTGGACGACCAATGAGTGAAGATGAGATGGTGGCAATTATTCGCAAGCTTGCCGCCACTACCGTTGTAACAGAGCGCGGGTGGTTCGGCGACACCACGAAATCACTCTTAGAAATCCACCCTGATGATGAAAAAGTTTCCGTGAGATATTAATTATGGCAGATACAAACGACATCCAAAAACGACGTGCCGCGCTACTTACCAGCTTTGGCGTGAACCCTGACGAAGTAGCCGAAATCAACCGCAAGGCGGCAAGCCTGAAAGTACCTGTCGGCGTGGTAAAGGAAATGCCGCAGACCGCAAATTCACGCCTGAAGCTCGACCAAATTGAAGCGCAAATCGGCGGTTTAACCATTCTTCCTAAGCGTTTGTCAGACCCTGAATTTTCAGACATTGCCCATGACGACATCAGCCAGCTTTCGGAAATCGAACGCAAACGCGGCGTTATGACCGCAGGCAAGGAAGATAATTTCTTCGTTGACCTGTATCGGTCGGTTGCGCGCGGATGGTACACAGGCAAAAAAAATCTAAACGGATTGATTGTTAGAAGTGATTTATTCGGATTGGAAAAGCAACGTGAAGCAGCGGCAAAAGCAGCCGGGACTTACTACAACCGAAATCTCGACATCGCCCAACAACAAGCGCAACACCAACGGGAAATCGACAAGTACGCGCCAGATGCAACCTTGCAGCGGCAGCAACGTGAATTGGGTAGTCAGACGACCTTATCAGGCTCTGCATCATACTTGGTTCGAAACCCGTCTTTACTATTCAACACCTCGGCGGAATCGCTGGGGCAAAACGCTTTAGGTTTGGCGGCAGGTGCGGCGACGGGTGGCTTGGCGGCGGTCGGTACGGTCGGTTTTTCGTCAGGCGCACAAGAATACGCCGCAACGATGGAAGAAGTGTTGGAGAAACACGCGCACGAATTAGGCGGCATGACACCAACCGAACGCTACGCATACGCCCTGTCCCGTGAAGACTGGATGGCAGAGGCGAAACAAAAAGCGTGGAAGCGTGGTATATCTATCGGCTTATTCGACGCAGCAACCGCAGGTTTGGCAGGTCGTCTGCTTGGCGGCGCGACAGGCAAACTCAGCGCAGCAGCGCGAACCGCAGGGGAAGCAGGCATTCAGGCGGGCGGCGGAGCGGCGGGCGAAGCGACAGCACAAGCACTGACTGGGGAATACAAGCCGGGCGATATTATCATGGAAGCGTTTGCCGAAATTCCGACCGGCGCATTTGAAGCGCGTAGCAATTACAAAGAGGCGCGGGCGCAAATGGAAAGCCGTCAGGCGCAGGCAAAAGCGGCGGAAGAAGCACGGGCGCATCTGAAGGAGCAGGCGATGGCCGTTACCAGCTCGCGGATGACGCAACGCGACCCCGACAAACAGGCGGCGTTCGTCAACGATGTTTACGGCGAAGACCAAAAAATCTACTTCGACGGCGGCGCATTGATGCAGTCGGGACGTGCCGCAGCGGTCGCCCAAGCCATGCCCGATATGGCGGCAAAAATCCAAGAAGCGGCAGAGACAGGCGGCATGGTGGAAATGACGCGCGGGGATTTTCACGCCCGTTTGACACAGGAAGACCAAAACGCACTGGCGGAAATCGCAATGGAAACACCCGATTCCATCACCGCCGCCGAAGCCGAAGAAATCCGCAAATCAGGATTTGATGCCATGATGGACGAAGCCTATCAGGCTGACTTGACGCGCCATCAAGAAGAGCAGGCGCAGGCGGAACAAGACCGGCGCGTAGCAGAATTTGAAGCGTTCAAAGAAGAAGCAAAGGCACAGCTTACCGCAACAGGAATCATGGATGGGGCGCAGGCTGAAGCCAATGCGACGCTGTACGCCCGTGCCGTTGAAACCCTTGCAGGTCGTCTGAATATGGGAATCCGTGATTTTGATGCGGCATACGGCGGTTTAAACGTGGTCGGTGAAAGCCTGATTGATGATGGTGTTTTGAATCAGGCGTTGGCAAGCAACCCGCCGCGCGGATGGGTGCATAGCGAAAACCCGCAGGACGCGGCAGATTTGTGGAACGGCAACAACAAAGCTGAAGCCGTGTTTTGGACTAATGGCAATCCGAGATTGGCAGGCGAGTTTCCAGCACTGGAAGGCTATTCCCATTCCGTATCAAAGGCAGACATTAACCACATAAAGAAAGAACACGGCGACGCGCAGGCAGAGGCAGCGCGCGGGCAGATTGCAATTACCGACAAAGACATTGCCCGCATTCCTGACATTGTTTCCGATTACGGCGCGATCCGTGATGATTTGGTTTCAGAACAGGGAAGCAAACGGATTATGTTTGCGAAGAGCTTTGATGATGGAACGGTTGTTTACTTAGGACAAGTAAGCAGGAAGAAGAAAGACATTAAAACCGTTTCGATGTGGAAGTATCCGTCAGCGATTGATGAGCAACGCGCAATCGAAATTGCTGTTACCTCCAACCAAACGTTCGGAACGGAAGCCGGCATATCCCACAAAGAAACGGTTCCAGACAATTCTACCCCCAACGCCGACACCAATCAAGACATACTGTTCCAATCCGCGACCGAAGAGCAACGCCAATTTAGCGAGACCGCCACACAATACGGCGGCAAGGCGGCATACGACCAAGCCAAAGCAGACGGCAAAACCGAACTGACCTACCGCCAGTGGATACAGGTTCGCACGCCCGCATTTAAAGCATGGTTTGGCGACTGGGAAAACGACCCGAACAATGCTTCCAAAGTCGTGAATCCGGAAACGGGGGAGCCGTTGGTGGTGTATCACGGGACAGATGCAGAATTTAATGTATTTGACCGAAGTAAAGCTGGTTCAAATACGGATAACGGGATGCGCGGTAAAGGCTTTTATATGGCTACAGATAGGCGGACGGCAGAAGGATACGGAAACCGCCTGATAGAATCGTTTACAGACCTGAAAAACCCTTTCTATCCGTCTGATTTTGAATCCGCCGAAGCAATAGCGCAATACCTGACTGAGAAACTCGAAGCAAAAGGGTTTGATGAATATACCGTTGATGAGGCTATGTTCAAGATTCGGGACGGTAGATTCACGGTCGGACAATCATATTCCGGAACTTTTGCTGGCATACTGAAAGATGCGGGTTTTGACGGGGTTGTCTATCAAAAAGCGGAAGAGGTGATTGCCTTCCGTCCCAACCAAATCAAATCCGCCACCGACAATACCGGCGCATTCTCGCCCGAAAACGACAGCATACTGTATCAGGGCGGAACAGACCGCGGAATGTTCAGCCGTGAGCATAACCTGATTGCCCTGTTGAAAAACGCCGACGCTTCTACATTCGTTCACGAGCTTGGGCATTTCTTCCTTGAAACAAATACCCGCATCGCCCGCGACCTGACCGCCAAGCCTGCCGAAAACCTGACCGGGCAGGAACGGCAATTCCTGTCCGACGTTCAGACGACCTTAGACTGGTTCGGCGTGAAAGACCTTGCCGCATGGGACGCAATGAGCCTGAACGAGCAGCGCGAGAACCACGAGAAATGGGCGCGCGGTTTTGAAGCCTACCTGTACGAAGGCAAAGCACCAAGCGAAGAATTACGCGGAGTGTTCCGCCGTTTCTGTTCATGGTTGAAGCAGGTGTATCAATCCCTGAAAAACCTGAATGTAGAATTGACCGATGAAGTCCGCAGCGTGTTTGACCGAATGTTCGCCAGCGACGAGCAGATTCAGCAAACCCAATACATCAATGGCATGACCCCGATGTTTGAAGATGCGGCACAAGCAGGCATGGACGACACGGATTATGCGCAATACCGGCACAACACCGAACGCGCAACAGCAGAAGCGCAAGACGACCTGACCGCCCGCGCGTTACGCGACATGGCGTTTATCCGCAATCTTCGTGCGCGAAAAATCCGCGAGATGCGTAAGCAGCACAAAGCAGACTTCCAGCGCGCGGAAATGGCGGCACGCGGCAGCATTATGAGCCAGCCTGTTTATCGGGCATGGCAGCTTCTGACCTCCCGCATGACCGAAGAAAACCGCATCGGAGACGGCAAGCCGAAATTCGATAAGCAGGTTGACGCAGCGCATGACAGCCTGTTTGAAGCCATTGCCAAATTAGGCGGCGTGAACAAAGACGAAATGATTAGCCAATTCGGATTAGACCCGAAAGACAAAATCCCCGCTGTTCATATCGGATACCCCGTATTGAGAAAAACCAACGGGCGCAGTATCGACGGCATGATTGAGGCTTTGACCGAAGAGGGATACCTGCCCGTTGACGATACAGGCAAGGCAGACCCGCGCGATTTTGAAGAACGCTTCTTCGATGAAATGCGCGGTACCAAGCGTTACAGTTCCGCCTATGTTCCGCACGAACAAAAGGCTGGCGACCATGTAGCCAACCCATACGCCTTGACCGCCGTCCGCTTCGACCATGACAGCCTTGTCGCAATGGGCGTGGGCGGACAGACGCTTGAACGCCTGATTGATTTTGACATGACGCGCAAAAACGGCGGAATGCACCCCGACCTTGTATCAGACCTGATTCTGAATGAGGAAGGCGAGCCGGTATTCTCAGGCGGGGAAGATTTAATCCGCGCCCTGACCGAAGCCCAGCCGCCGCAGGAAGCAATCGAAGAAACCGCATACCTGAACATTCTCGCAGAAAAAGGCGAAGTACCGACGCAGGCAGACTTTGAAGAAGCCGCCGACCTTGCCGCCCATAGCGAAATCCGTCAGCGCATCATCGCCGCCGAGTTTAAAGCACTATCCAAAGCAACAGGCGCCGCCTCGCTGATTCGCAAAGCCGCATCTGTTTACGCAAAAGAAAAAGTGGAGCAAATCAAAGTCCGAGATTTGCGCCCGTCGGTCTATACCCGCGCGGAAGCCAAAGCCGCCAAAGCAAGTATGGAGGCATTCCGCAAAGGCGATATTCCAACCGCCGCCACGCAGAAACGCAATCAACTGCTGCAAAACTCAATGGCGCGCGAAGTCTTGAAAGCCCGTGAAGAGATGGAATCGGCGCGAAAATACCTGGGCAAATTTAACCGCGTCGTCAAATCCATTGACATTGAGTACCGCGAGCAAATCGAAGCCTTATTGGAATCGGTGGAATTGAGCAACGCGCCAAGCCTGAAAGACTTGGACAAACGCACTTCCCTGCTCCAGTTCGTCAAAAAGATGGAAGAGCAAGGACGCACCCACAACATCGACGCTGAGTATATCGCCGAGATTCAGGCGAAGCGCAATTATCGGGAAATGACCGTTGAAGAAATGCGCGTACTGGTGGACACCGTGAAAGGCATTGAGCATTTAGGCCGCCTGAAAAACAAAATGCTGACCGCCCGCGATAAACGCACCTATCAAGAAATCCGCGACAAAATTGTCGAATCAATCCGCGACAACGCACGCGACCACGATAAACGCACATCGACGGCGGCAAACAACATCGAACGCGTAGAAGACGGCTTCAGCGGGTTCGTGTGGGGACATATCAAAATTTCATCCATCGCCCGAATCTTGGACGGCGGCAAAGACGCCGGCGCGTTTTGGAATTATTTCATCCGCCCAATCAACGAAGCCGCCGACCGAGAGGCAACCATGACGGCGGAGACGGCGCAAAAGTTGGAAGAGATTCTGAAGCCGCTAAACGACAACCTGACGCACCGCGAATATTGGCGCAATGCCGAATATCAGATCGGCGGGCAGAAATTCACACGCCGCCAACTGTTCGCAATCGCCTTAAACTTGGGAAACGAAGGCAACATCCAACGGCTATTGAGCGGCGGGCATGGCAGCGTCCGCAACTGGAACATGGCCGAAGTGATGGACGCGATGCAAAACCTGACCAGCAAAGAATGGCAGGCAGTCCAAAAGGTATGGGATTTATTCGAAAGTTTCCGCCCGCAAATTGCCGAACTGGAAAGAAAAGTGGTCGGCATTGAGCCGCAATGGGTTGAAGCCAAGCCGCTGACCGTCCGTACCGCAGACGGCGAGATGCTGACATTGCGCGGCGGGTATTACCCGGCCAAATACGACCCTGCCAGCACACAGGCGGCAGAAAGCGGAAACGCCCTGTCAGACATCGAAGACATCAAGAGCGCGGTGAAGATGGCGGCCAACACGCGGCACAGCTTTACCAAAGACCGCGCCGCCGCCGTGAAGAATCGCCCGTTGCTGTTGGATTTGTCCGTTACATACAACGGACTGAACGAAATCATCCATGACCTTACGCACCGCGAAGCCGTCATCGATGCGGCACGTCTGTTGAAATCAAGCAGTATTGACAAGGCAATCCGCGAAACGCTGGGCGCACAGGCGAAGCAGCAACTGAACAAAGCCCTTGAAGATATTGCCCGCGGAAACACTGCCCCGGTAAAAGGTTTCGATAAGTTTTCAGGATTGCTCCGCCAAAACGTCAGCATGACCGGGCTTGGCTTCAACGTCGTATCGGCAGCCGTCCAGCTTACAGGCTTCATCCCAGCCGTTGCCCGTCTTGGTGGTAAATATGCATGGGCAGGTTTGTCGCAATACACCACCCACCCCATCAAGGCGACGCAATCGGCGATGGAACAGTCTGAGTTTATGCGCAACCGTGGCAATACCCGATTGCGCGAAATCCGAGAAGTAGCGGCAACCATCAACGGCGCGGGCAAAATCCGTAAATTCCTGAATAAGTATTCGTACTGGCTGATGATGAAAATGCAGCAGGTCGTCGATACCGCCATTTGGCATGGTGCGCTTGCGAAGGCGATGGATAGCGGCAAAGACCTGGACACCGCCATCAAGCTTGCCGACCAAACCGTCTTAGACACGCAGGGCGGCGGGCAAATCAAAGACCTTTCGGAATTTGAACGTGGAAGCAACACGCAGAAACTGTTTACCGTGTTTTACGCCTACATGAACACCGCCTTAAATCAAGGATTCGTCGAAGCGAAAACGCAAAAAAGCAAAGCCAAGCTGACGGCGGATTTGATGATGATTTACGTCGTGCCGACCGCGCTTACCGCCCTGATGAAATCCGCATTGATACCGGGCGACGATGATGACGATTTAGCGAAGAAACTGGCAAAAGAGCAAATCAGTTTCCTGCTCGGTTTGTTTGTAGGCGGGCGAGAACTGACCCAGCTTGCCAATATCGCAACCGGCGACAGGTTCTACGGATACACAGGCCCATCAGGTTTGCGACCGATTGACGATACATTCAAACTCGCACAACAGGCGGTACAGGGCGAATTTGACAGCGCGTTTGTTAGAGCGAGCGTCAATCTGTTGGGCGATGCTTTCGGACTGCCGTCCGCGCAAATCAACCGAACCATCAAGGGCGCACAAGCCTTGCAAGATGACGAGACCGACAATCCCGCCGCGTTACTGTTTGGGTATCAAAGCAACTAATCGGGTATGCATATAACAGCCTCTTTGAGAAATATCATTAGGTATTTCCAAAAGAGGCTTTTTTTATGGCAATCCATTATGAAAGCGTCAAGACGGGCTTTTTCATCGGCGACGGTGGAGAGCGAACATACCCCTTTAGCTTCAAGATTTTCAACCCTGCCGACGTTGCCGTCTATACGTCAAACAAAGCAGGAACGGACGAGGTGAAGCTTGCATTTGGCGAAGAGTACACAGTGTCCAAAAACGCCAATCAAGACACCAACCCGGGCGGGTCTATCACGCTGGTAAACCCGCTTCCCGAAGGTCGAAGAATGATTATCGTGAGCGGGTGGAGTTATACGCAACCTACCACGTTTACAAATCAGGGTGGTTTTTATCCGCAGGTATTAAACGCCTGTCTTGACCGACAACTTATCTTGACACTGCAACTATTAGACCGATTGCGTCGAACGTTGCACCAACCCATCACATCGGACAAAGAAATCAACCTAGCCATCCCAAATCCCGAGCCGAAATCAGGGCTTTCATGGAGCGAGGACGGCACGCGGATAGTCAACAACGACTACCCGCAGCAGGTGGAGAAATTCCAGCAAGACGTTCTCGGCTATGAAAAGCAGGTCGGCGCATTTAGCGGCACAGTTACAGAGTTCAATAAAACACTGGGCGAAAGCAAGAAAGAGTTTGCCGAACAGTCCGACCGGTTCCGATTATCCGTTGACAACCTGAATGCCGCCTTTAGCGAACGGTCGGCGGAAGTGCGGGAAAAAGCGCGGCAGATTGAAGAATACGTTTTCAACGAATCAGGGCGGACAAGCCTGTCAATCGCCGACCTATACGCCCAACTTGGCGCAATCACGCAGGACGGCGGATATTCAAACATCCCCGATGAAAGCGGTGTCAGTGAACGATTTTTGCGTGATATGCAGCTTTATTTTGGCTACTCCGCCTACTCAAAACTACCCGACGAAAGCGGAGTCAGCGAGAACTTTTTGGCGCAGTTAAGCAATTACTTTGGCAAACCATACACGCGCCAAGACAGCAAGCAAGACGGCGTCAGTGAGAATTTTTTAAACGAACTTAGAAAATATCTAGGAGTTAAACAACCATGAGCATGAATCTAGTCGGTAATACCAACTACGAAAAGGGCATGGCAATCATGTCCGAACAAATCAAAGCCATCCAAGAAAAGCTGAAAATGACGGGCGGCAATTTCGACAATGCAGCAATCGGTCTCACGGGCAAATTCCGCAATACCGTCCAGTTGATGATGAAGCTGGAAGAAGCCCAAAAAAACGGCACGATGGTGGAATTGGAAGAAGGCGTTTACGAACTGCCGTTCCAAATCAAAATCACGAAAAGCAACTACGCCAACGTCAAAGGCATTAAAGGCGCAGGCCGCGATAAAACCATCCTGAAATATGGCTGGGCGCAAGAAATTGACTGGGACCCAAATACCAACAAAACCGACGCGCGTTGGTTCGGCGGTATCTTGCTGAACGGCGTAAAAGACAAGGTTTTGAAAGACTTTAAAATCGAATATACCGGCGAATTTTACCGCGCGGGCGAATCGTATTTCGGCACAATCAACAACATCCACCTGAACAACTCCAGTGGCTGCCTTGTTGAAAACGTCGAGTCCACAGGCGCAAACCGCGTGGGTATTTTCCTGACAAGTAACGAAGTCGCCTTTGACGACAACGACAAGGTTCATCGCGGCGAATTGAGCGTTGACAACCTGACGCACCACTCCATGAACAACCGCGTCATCAACTGTTACTGCCACCACAACCGCGTAGCAGGCATTATGGCCGCCAACCAAATCAACTGTCTCATCGAAGGCAATACGCTCGAACGCAACGGCCACGAAAAAGACGGCGGCACGGGCTACGGCTTTGCAGCAGGCGCAGGCTCCGTCAACGTCAATATGATTATTCGCAACAACCGTGCCTTATATAACTACCGCAAAGGTCTTGACTCGCACGATGCCTACGACTTCATCGTCGAAAACAACCACATCGAGGGCAACCGCTTCTTTGGCATAGCGATTGAAAGCCGCGGTTATGCAATGCGATTGGTTAAAGTCAATGGTAATACCATCATCCAAGACCCGAATTTCCGCCTTGCCGTCGATGACGAACAACCGGCATATGAGCAAAACCGAAATTCCGACTACTACCGCTTCACAGGCATTCGAATCGAAAACAAATCCCAGCCGAATCAGGCATGGAAAAAACAGCCTGACACGGTAAATATCGAAGTCAAAAACAACAAAATCAATGGCGTCGAGTGGGACGGTCGCGGCGTACACCGCGTCATCGAGTTGCGAAACAACGAAAACGCCGAGCATGTACGCCTTAACGTTGCCATTGAGGGCAATATCGCCAACGGTAAGAGCGTGCATAACCTGTTCTTCGGTGCAGGTGTCGGCTATAACGGCATGGGTAATTTCACATTTAAAAACAATACTTTCACATTTGAAAAGATTGTTGATACCCCGTTATATATCCAAGAGACAGACGCGAACGGCGTTATTGACGGCGCGTTTGAAATCAGCGGCAATACCCTGAATCTCGGCACGACCGCAGACCGCGCGGACGACGACATCCTCTATATGCGTACCGACACGCGGCCGCAGGTCAAATTTAACGGCAACACCATCAAGATTGCCGCCGCACAACGTGCGCAAATCACATTTGCAGCAAGCCGCACGAACGACAAGACCAAGTACGAAGTGATGAACAATACTTGGCAAGGCCTGACGGCGGCAAATTTGAGCGGCAACAAATTTATCACGCTGTCCAACGTCCCCGCCGCCAGTGTCAACGTGTACAACAACAAAGCAGGCGCGGAAGACATTACCTTGTCAGGCGCGACAACCAACAGCGAATCGGCAGCGACCCCGACCGTACCGACAACACGCCCTGCATCGCAAACATGGGAAGAAAAATACGCCGCCGCCAAGCCTGTCGCAAAAGTTGCCGCCCCTGCTCCGACATTTGCCCTCAACTGGGATGGCGCAACGACCGACACCGTATCAAGCGCGGACGGACGTTTTGTCATCACCAAAGCGGAGAGCGATACAGGCGCGACACCGGAAGGCTATCCCGGCTTGATTGACAAAGATGCAGGTATTTTGCGCGCGCGCCTGAAATCCGATGGCGCAAGCGCAGGCGCATACCCCAAAGCCACCATGCCGCTGACGACCAAAATCAGCACGGTTGTCTTGCCAATCAAAGTCCTCGACTTGAGCGGCCGCAAAAAATCAGGCGCGATTGCATCAGGCGCGGGCAAGGCTGGCGACGGCGGCAAAATTGAGATTATCGCCGGTGCATTTGCCTTTGTTGAGGGCAGCACTCCCGATAAATTCCGCATGACTCGTCCTGTAGGCGCAACCGTTGACGGCAAAGAGTACCGAAACGAGGAGCTGACCGTCGGCAAATGGTACGTTTTGGGTAAAAACGTCAGCCCGGGCGCAGACTTCCTGACGTTCGGCGCAGCGGCAAACGGCAACGGCATGGTGTCCGCCGACATCGGCAAAGACCTGATGTTCTTCGACCGCAGCCTCAGCCCTGACGAGTTGCAATCGGCAAGCCTCGAGGTTGTCAAAAAAGTCAAACCCGAAGTGTTGCGATAAACAGGAGCAAGCCGCCTGACGCTATATCAGGCGGCATAAGAAAGAGTGAATATGAACAAATTAGATACATCAGTACAAGCAGCGTCAGGGGCTTCAAACTGGGCGAGTAATGCAACATACGGCGGTGCTGGCGTGGGAATTATGGGGGCATTTAACGGCGTTGACTGGGTTGCAATTATCGGTCTCGCAGTCGCAATAGGCGGTTTTTTCGTCAACCTTTATTTCAAAGCGAAAGAAAACCGCCGTGCCGAAGAAATACACGAGATGCGTAAACAACAGATTAAAAAAGGAAAATGCTATGAAGATTAACCCAAAGTACCCGATTGCCATTCTCAGCGCGTCGGTCATCGCTTTTTTCGGCATCAAGGCGGAGGAGGGATACCGCGCCAAACCCTACCACGACATCGGCAAAGTGGCGACGGTCGGTCATGGCAGCACCGTTTACGAGGACGGCAGCAAAGTCAAAATTACCGACCCGCCTGTCAGCCGCGAGCGAGCCGATAAAATGCTCCGCGCCCACGTCGGCAAAGACGAAGCAAAAATGAAAGCCATGCTGCCCGGCGTTGAGTTATCTCAAAATGAGTATGATGTGTACATCGACTTTTTTTACAACTTCGGCGCGCAAAAGTTTTACACATCATCCATGCGCCGCGAGTTACTCAAAGGCAACCATGTAGCAGCCTGCCGCGCCCTGTTGCGTTACCGCTTTGCCGCAGGGCGAGATTGCAGCCGTCCGAGCAACTGGGGTCCGCGCGGTTGCAAAGGCGTATGGACGCGCACCCAAAAACGCTACACGCAATGCATGGCGGCGCAATGACACCTAAAGAGTTTTGCGAGCGCATGATTAAAGAGTGGCAAGCCAAAAGCCAAGAGGCGAGCGAAAAAGCAGACCTGGCGGCTTTTGAATTAGCCGAACAAGAACTATCCAACTATACGGAGATGTTAAAACGTTATGATACTGATATTACTTAAAAAATACTGGCGGTATCTCGCTGTAATTATCGCCATCATCGGTCTTGTTTTTTGGTGGGACGCAAGCGTTAAAAAAGCCTACCAAAAAGGGCGTGACGATATGGCGCTGGAAATATCAAACCGCCTGAAAGAAGAAGCCATAAAGAAAGCCCAAGAGCAACGGGCGCAGTCCGAGCAGTACCAAGACCAAAAAGCAGAACGCGAAGAAAAAGAAAGGATTAGATATGTTGAAGTGCAAAAAATCATTGAACGCCCTGTTTATCGCAACGTGTGTATCGATTCTGACGGCCTGTCAGTCATCAACTCCGCCATTACCGACGGCGATTAAACCGCCCGCCGACTTGGTGCAACCATGCCCCAAACTGCCAAAACTATCAGGCAATACAGGCGCAGAGATATTGCCATGGTCGTTACAGGTCGTCCACCTATATAACGACTGCAAGGCACGGCACAAGGCATTGTCAGAAGCGGTAAGCAACTAAACAGATTCCCGATGGTTGATACATCGGGAATTTTATTTGTTCGCATGATACAATCCATAATATATCAACCGGAGTATATGCAATGTTCAACTTTTTTAAAAAAAGAGAAGCTCGACTTGACGATGAGCTGCAAAAACGCACGCAAAGAATAATTGACAATACAGTAGCACAAAAGGTTGACGAGTTGGTGGAAAAAGAAAGGATTAATATAAGATATAACGTAACTCGTGAATGCGCACAAATAATAGAAAATCAAGATAAATTAATTGCAGCCCTAAAGGCGCAGCTCGAAGATAAAGAAAATATTATTAGAAAACAAGATGCGCTAATTGCAGTTTATCAAGCAACACGTCAAAAATAAAACCATCCCGATGTTATTAATCGTTAACATCGGGATTTTCTTTTAAATTTAATTATCAATAAAATCAATAACATAATAATATCATCCAACTGTCAAAATAAAGTTGACAGTTCAAACAAGAATAGGCCGTCTGAAATTCAGGCGGCCTTTGTTTTATATCGGACTATAATCATGGCGCATTTTGGATGCATCTCCACGATACGCCAATTCTTTTTTGACGACAGGATACGCAAAAGAGATAACCAACGCATCGGCACGGTTCGGGCTTGGCACCCCGCGCGACTTCATTTCTTTTTTGGACTCAATCTGTATTTTACCGTCAGCACGCGGCACAATCTCAGGAGCTTGCAACTCATCGCGCAACATCGGATCGTCGGGTATAACCCCGCCATTTTTCAGCCAATCCCGCGCCGCTCTCCACATTTCCGCTCGCTTATTGAAGCAACCGGGGTCGTTCGATTTACCCGCAAACCACACCAATTTCCACTCGCGCCCAAGCCCCTGCCCGGCTGATTTGATGCCGGTACCAAAGCCCGCGTCGATAAATACCGCGTCCGCCTTATGCTCGTCTTCGTGCCGTGCGATTTTTTGCGCGGCGATTAGGTCGTTATCGTTTTTCGGGAACGTCTCAAGGATTTTAAACACCAAACCTTGACGCATCGCGATCACAAATTCGTCGTCGCCCTCCCACGCCGGGTCAACCGTGATGATTTTCGGCGCAAACTCATATTGAGATTTGGGGATATGCTTGCCATACCCTGACGACACATCCGCTTCCGAGATAAACTGACGGGCAGACATTGACGGAAACATACCGCGCACGCGGATTTTGAAAAAGTCCGACTCTTCGCCGTAATCCTCCGCCCATTTTTGCATCTGCGCCTTGTTCGTCCCCTCGACCGTGCGGCTGTCAATCTGATAGGTTATCCACCGATGCTTATACCGGCGGAAGCATTCACGGAATCGCCCGATATTTCGCGTCGGGTTTCCGAAGGCAAGCCAAATAATTTCGGTGTCCTCATCGGTCAGCGCACCTTCGGCGACCTCCCAAACCTTATCCGCAATCGCCGATGCCTCGTCAAACACCAGCATAATGCGCTTGCCCTTATTGTGCAGACCGGCGAACGCCTCCGTATTATGCTCCGACCACGGCACAAAGTCAGCCCGCCAAGTTTTGGTATTCAGACGGTCTTTTGCCGTGATACTCATCACCGCATCGTTAAACCAATCCGCCGTAATGCTCAACCGTTGCCACTTACCCACTTCAGGCGCGGTTTTGGTGCGCAACTGCGTCTCCGTGTTGCTCGTGATGACGACCTTGCTGTCTTCACACGTTGATAACGCCCAATTAATCAGCATACCGATTTCCGCCGACTTGCCGATACCGTGGCCGCTCGCAACCGCGATCATCAACGGCATATGGCGCGTCTCAGGATTGGAGAGATGGTTTCTCACATCCTCCATGATTTTTGCCTGCCACGCGCGCGGAGATTTATACCCGGCAAGTTCGCCGTTATCCCAATCATAGGCAAACATCGCCCAGGACAGCGGGTCATGCTGATACGCGACGGCGGCTTCGATGATTTGACTATTCAGATCCGTCATTTCAAACGCGCCTTTGCCCGTGCGATACGTTCCGCCAGCGTCTCATCAACCGACAGCTCGACCTTATCCTTAAACATACCCAAATGCCGGGCGATGCTATCCAACGCGGCTTTGCTGCTCGACAGCTTCAGTTTTGACACCTTCGCCGCGATTTCCCCCTCCGTTTCGGTTACATCCAAGCCATCAACCGCCAACACCATTTCGCGCGTCCACTCGCTCACAGGACGCAACCGACCGGCGTCGTCAAAAAACGCGCGCTTGTCCACGTCGGCGATTGCCGCCCAGCGTTGCAATACCCAGTCTTGTGTAATTTCCGTACGCTCCGAGAGTTTTTCACGCGCTTCTCGGACAGCCTGGGAAACCTCCGGTTTTTTAAGCAGGCGCGATGCGGTTTCACGCGCCGACGATTCCGAATAACCCGCCGCCCGCGCCGCCCGCGCCCCGTTCATATCAATCAAATATTCTTCGACAAATCGTTTTTGTTGTTCAGTCAGCATTTAAATTTTTCCATTTTACTTTAATCACATTACGGATCTCGTGGCGACAGATGCGCCCAATCGTTTCAGGCGAACAGCCAAAACTCCGTGCCAAAATATGATAATTGACACCCTGATCATTAAGCCGCCTGATTATTTCAACCTCTTTATCCGTCAGCTTAGACCGCCCATGTGATTCCCCGCACCGCTTACCGTTATCCTCATTGCACTGTACCAGCATTCAAAACTCCCAAATTATGCCAAATTCCCCGGCCGCCCACGCCTGCAAGCGGTTTTGATAGTTCGTCATCTCAGCCGTGTTTAGCGTCGTCGTGCTTATCGGCGTTTTGACTTCTGTGCCGTCTGGCATGGCTTTAATATCAAAACCCAGTAACACGCCTTTGCAATACTCATGCCACGTTTCCGCGCTGTACCGCCTGCCGTTGACCCATGCTTTATCTGCCAGTTCGCCATAGATTTTCCAAAGTCGGCGGTTTTGCTCGACGCTCCGTTTGGATTTGTGCGGGCGGATCGTGATGTCTAAATTTCCATTCTCGAACCACCCGTTCAGGTTGTCCCAAATCGACCGCATGACTTCCTTTTTGTCCTCGCGGCTCAACTTGATATGCGACCGACCATCTATCACGTCATGACAGGAGCTACATCCGAAGCCGCCGCTCAAGTCATCACTTTTCAGCCCCATGCCGTGCGTCTCGCTCGGGAAATGGCAAAAGACAACGGTTTCAGGGTTGTAATTGCACACCCCCGCGATGTTGAGTGTGCATTGCTCGCCTTTAGCGGCTTTGCGTATTGCGCTCATTCCAACTCCTCAACCTTTACCACCAACCCGCCGCCTGCGATGGGTGTTTTCAGGCGTTTCGCGTGTATCTCTTCGACTTGATTGTCGTTTTCGTAGGCCGCGCCCTGCAATGCGTCCAAACAGACTTTCAGGCAGTTATCCAAATCCAAGCAGACTTTGCTTGCCGACCCGTCCTTGTTCGCCTTTGGGATTAACTGGACTGTCAGACTTACCGTCTTATCGGTCGGCTTGATACCGTTTTCAGCGGCGATGGCGGCAACCCGCGCCTTGTATGCCACCGCCTCTTTGCTGACGATTTGACGGTTTCGGAACATCCGCCAATATCGATTTGTACTTATGGGGTAGGGTAGATTTAAAACTACCATGCTATCCCCAGTTCTTCATGCGCCTGCATTGCCGCTTTAACGTCCCAGTAGGCGGGGCTTAAAATCGGAAATGCCTGATTTGCCATTCGCGCCGCTTCGCGCATCAAGACACCTACATCAGGAGCGGCCTTTTCTCGCAGTTCTTGGCGTTTTTGCTTCAGCGCCTCTTTGTTGTTTTCGCGGTAATACTTAGCCTCAATGCTGACGCATACCTTGTATTTGGACTTAAACATACTGTTTCCGTAGGCATCCAAGCCGCTTTTGTGATACTCGCTCAACGGCTTTTCTTCACCGCAATTGATGCATTTCTTAGTCGTCATCGCGGTCAATCCTCCGACCAAATTCATCAAGCGGAGCGCGCCCGGCGGCGTGAATAGCGACACCAAGCACCCCACCAAAAGCCATTGCAAGACCGAACCACTCAATCCAATTCATTTCACTTTCCTTTCGTTCGCCATTTTTCAAAAATTTCACTTCGTTTTGCCATCGTCGCCGCCGGCGCGGCTTCAAATCCGCTGCCACCCGACCAAAAGTCTTTCAGATGGCAGATATGCCCGCCGTGGTAATACGTCGCCCTTTCTTCGGCATTTCGCGCCTTGCTGCACTTCGCAAAGCCGCGCATGGTGCTTTCTGATTCGGCTTTGAAATCTGCGTGGGCGCAGTGGTAACAGGTTTCACGCACGATAACTCCCCCAGTCAAACGGTATTAATTTCCCACCGCCATCACGCAGCCTGTCTCTGATACGCGCGTCAACGTTTTGCCGAAATTCTTCGGGGGACAGATTGGTTAACACCAGCGTCGGCATAAGCCGCTCATATCGCCCGTTGATGACCGAAAACAAAATCCGACCATCCGTCTCAGACAGGTTGCCCGCGCCAAATTCATCCAACACCAGTAAATCGGGTTTCACAAACACGCCGACCGCCTCTTTCTCGCTGCCGCCGTTAAAGCTGTCTTTGACCGTCTGCAACATATCGCCTACCGTGATCACAATCGCGCTTTTCCCGTCGCCGATGATTTTGTGAGCAATGCCGCAGGCGAGATGGTTTTTACCCGTACCGCGCTTACCCGAAAAAATCAGGTTCCGCCCGGTCTGCAAAACGTCCTCGAAGTTTTCCGCATAGTCGGCGGCGGCGGCTTTTGCCCTTGCCATTCCCGGTACCGAATCATCGACGGCATAATTTTCAATTCGGCAATTTTTAAACCGTTCTGCAATGCCTGATCGCCCGATGCGTTTTGACAGTTCGTCGCGTTTTGCTTCGCGGCGCAGCGTTTCCGCATATGCCGCCATCTCATCCGCCGCTTTCAGCTTTTGGCAGACAGGGCAGCCAGTCCACACGCCGCGAAAAATGCTTTTTGACGTGTATTCGCCATGTTCCGCGCATTCCCGTTGCTCGGTTTTTGCACCGCCGTAGCTTTTCAAAAAATCAGATGCGCTTTTCAAAGCCATTCCCAAACCCCTAAAAATCAGTCGTCGGCTCGTCGCCGTACTTTCTGCCTTCCATGACATCGGCGGTTTGATTGTGTGTCAGACCACCACGATTTGAGCGTTTTTGAATACTTCCGAGAATCCAGTCGGCATCAAATCCTACCCAGTTTCTTTCGCAGCATTTAATCAACGCCTGAGATAGGTTTAGCCCGGCTTTCACGGCTTCGCGCTCCAACCCATTCAATGCTGTTTCAGTTAGCGTCTTCGCGCCCTTGTCTTTTCGGACGGCTATGTAGTCTTTAGCCAACTGTTCATCAACCCCGCGTGCCATCAATGCAACTAACGCTTCTTGCTCCCACTTCACAGATGTTTTTTTTGCTTTAGCAGGTTTTTCAACATCCGCTTTATCGGGTGTTGTATTAATATGGTTCATTGATTGGTTATTATTGACTGGTTTGGGTGCAGGATTTTCACCACCCCCTAGTGCAACTGTTTCACCACCTAGTGCAGGATTTTCACCACCCCCTAGTGCAACTGTTTCACCACCTAGTGCAGGATTTTCACCACCCCCGCCGTTTTCCAACTTTCCTTTCCCAAGTGTTAGGTGATAAACATTTGTCAGATTTCTATTGCCTTCAATTCGGCGTTCTTCAATCCATAAAAAACCATGCTTTTCGAGCCAATCAATATGAGTTACAGCCGAACGGCGGGAGCATTCAGCAGCTTCCGCAATAGTCTTGTATGATGGCCAACATTCGCCGTTATCGTTCGCTTGGTCTGCCAATTTCAGTAAAACCAACTTTCTGACTGGATTCCCAACTTTCAACAACATGGCTTCTGATGTTAATCTCATACTCATAGCTCAATTCCTGATTTATTTATCGAGTAATGCGCGACAGGATTTCTACCTTTTCCGACCTTGTAACGCGGTTTGTTAAATTCAAATCCAAGACTTTCCAAGTCCGTTATTCGTGCGGCAAGCTGGGTAATCTCCAGCTTTGCGTAAGCTTCGTAAGATGTGATGTGTCCGTTTTTGTGGATATACTCGACAATCTTCTTGCATTGCGTTTGTTTTTGGTTCATAATGCCCTTTCGTCTTACCTGAATCGTTTCCTCGATCGCAATTCAGGGGAGAAGCCCGCCTTGTGCGGGCTTTTCTTTTTTAGTCTTGTGATACATCATCCATTAACATGATGATGCGCGTATTCAAAATGGCAGAGTAATTACCCATCGCCACTTCCTGCTCGGTAAGCAAGGTGCGGCTTTCTTCCGGTAAATCACGGAAAGCCGTAGTTTCCATAAACGCACGCAGCTTGCGATGGCGTTCTTCGAGTTGCGCATATTCGATTGTCAGGCGGTCTTTGAACGTATCAGCGACCTGATACGCCTCTTCAAACTGTTTCTTTGGCGACCATGAAACATAGCCGTCAAATCCGTCCACGTTTGACTCCCCGTTCGGATAGACGACCAAGTAGCCGTCATCGGCGGGGTTTTCGTTTTCCGGCACCTGCCAGCCGCGCAAATCGTTGTAATCGCCGCGGTTCATCGGCGTTGCCTTCACTTCTTTTGTTCCAATGTACTGCTTCATTTTCTTTCCTTTCTGATAAATTGCGGATAACTTCCGCTTCAATTCGTTTATATTCAATCAACATCTGAAAGATGGCTAAACAAGTAAATGGATATTCAATCGGAAGGGAACTTTTTGACCTCATAAGAAGTTACCCTCCCATCTTTCTCCTCAATATAAATTTCACGTTTATATTTCAGAGCTTTACATATTGCGGACTGCGTAACGCCAAGCAACGCCGCTGTTTTTGCTTGCCCATTTTTACTTACATATTCCAGCAATGTGGTTTTCGTCATAAACACCTCCTATACCAAAATTATAACCGCCCGTAATTTTAAATGCAATACGGGCGGTAATTATGTTTTATATAAAACTTCCAGTAATATTATTTAAAAGAGGTTTTTTATGAAAAAGCGCGAAATTTCAGATATTGAGAAAGAAGAGTGCAAGCTTCTAAAGCAACTTTTCAATGATAGAAAAAAGGAGCTTGGTTTATCACAAGCAAAAATTGCTGGCTTGATAGGGGTTACACAAGCGGCGATAAACCACTACTTAAACGGGACTAACGCATTAAATGCGTCTATTGCAAGTGAATTTGCAAAAGTATTAGGCGTTCCTGTCGGCAGCTTTAGCTGGAGACTAGAAAAAGAAATTAACGAGATGTCAAACTCACTAATAATATCGGGTGGTGTTATAAATGGCGCACTTCACAATAATATTGGAGGCGTACACAACAACACCAGCTACACCCTAAATCAAAATAAAGAACAAATAAACTTATCCGAATGGGTTTTGGCTGCTCGTGAATATGCGGGACCTGAAATGACCCAAGAAAAATTAGCGGAACATCTTGGAAGAACGAAAGCAAATGTGTCAGCAATGGAAAACGGACGCTCAAAGCCATCGTTTGAGCAAATGATGGAGATACACAGGGTTACAGGATACCCATTGCCATATCAGCAAAACGCAGGCAGAGACCTTATTAATGGCAATCAGACAAATACCAGCTACACCCTGAATCAAGGCTTACCAATAGAACCCAATCCTGAAGAATTAGGCGATGCAGACAAGCACTTTTTAAAATCAATGCCGCTTTTGGATATTGATATCGCTGTTCGCCATCTCGCCAACCCTGATAAGGACAGGACGCAAATTCAGGGTAATGGGGACAGGGCGGCAACATTTATTCCACACTCGGGGCATACCGTCGGCGTCCGCATGGCTGATGACGTGGAGTTTGCAGGGATAAAACGTGGCGACATACTGATAGTGGAGCCGAATATCCCGCCGAGAGATAAAGACTTGGTGCTTATTTGTATCGACAATACGGGCTACCAGCGTGGCATGGTGGGCAGGTTGTCCATTGCGATTGATGGGACGCATACCATTATCTACGATGGCGGATCAGGCGTTCCGCTGCCTGATGGCGCGTTTATTGCCGGAGTAGTCGTAGAGGTTAAGCGCAGGTTGATACCAACGGACATCCTATTAAGCCGCCTTGACCCTGATTACAATATTCTTCAGTCAAAGCAAAGGGAGTAAGATGGATAAATTCAAATGGATCGTGGTTGTGTTATTGTTTGCAATTTTGATTATGCTGTATCAGATAAATGGGAACATACAATCTGTTGATTCCTCTTTATGGGATATAAACAATAATATTTCAGATTTAAATACAATACTTTCAAATATTTATAGAAGAATGGATTAAAAACCATTATTCATAATAAACAAAACCCCTGTTACAAGGCTTTCGTAACAGGGGTTTTGTTTTATAAAAATTATTTCATTATAAATCATATTGTTATATTTTTTTAAATAAAAATATTACCGCAGGTATTTACATTATTAAAAACCGCTAGTAATATTCACACATCGAAGCAGCAAACAGACTGACGAACAGGTGTCAGGTAACAATACCGCTGCAATGTTCTTTAACAATTTGGAAAGCCAAGCAGCCGCTTTGAAAGACAGGCGGCTTAATCAAGGGCTTGGGCAAACCGACCCCTTGATTAAGACAACAACGCGAGGAAACGCAGAATGCTTGATATGAGCAAACACATAAAAAACAAGGCGCAATGGGTAAAGGGCGAATTTGACGATAAGGTCGAAGCAGGTTTCCCCGCTTCCCAGCTTTACAGAGACACCATCGAAACAATTTCATTTGTCGGCGGAAAGTTGGGAGCGGCAACAGAAAAAGCCATGTTTTATTACTTCAGCGACGGCACGAAATTAAAAATCACTTCGTCGCCGTCAATCAAATGCGAGGTCATCGAATGAGCATTGGTTATTTATCCCCTGACTGGGACATGACGGGCGAAGACGCAGCCTACACGAGAGCGCAAGCAATCAGCGAGGCGAAGCAAGAAGCGTTTACAGCGCTGGAAGACGACATCGAATATCTCGTCATGAAAACAGCGTTTGAGTACCGCGAAGCCCTTAAAGAGTGCCAAGACGAAACCCCGCGCCAGTGGGAATACAGAATGAATCTCCGAGATGAAGCAGCGTGGGTCGGTGAAGAAATGATGGAAGTAATGGAAGACGCTATCGAAGACGACCATTACTACACACAAATCGAAAATCTCGACTTTTACGCAGACAGATATATCGAGCAGGCGCGGATTATCGCAGCCTGAACGAAGAAACAGCCAGCCCGCCGAGTTTAGTAAGGAAAATTCTGCGGGCAACCCCTAAATTAAGACGAGGAAACAATCATGAAATACACAGTAATTGCAATCATTGCATCAGCAGTGGCTTTCGGTGTGCAGGCATACGCCAAAGCACAGGCATACGCAGACTACACAACAGACGCCGCCTTTATCGACGTGGACGCCTTAGACGACCCATACGAAGACATCCGCGAAGACATCACCAAACAAGCGATGCGCGAAGCCGAAGAAGCGACGCGCCAGCAGGCGGACGAAATCGAAAAACTTTATCAATCTTTACCGCCGCTGGAAAAAGTGCGCGGCGACGCGGAGGTATCGAGATGAGCTACCACCAACCATACACCATGAACGGCAACCGCGCGGCAAAGGTTAAAGGCTTTATGGGTTTGCCGCGCAGCCCAAACGTAGTCATGCGAAAAACTAAAGACGGCTATCAAGTCGGAATCATGCCCGACGGTTACAACGACCCCGCGCGACAACTCAGAAAAGGGAAGCGGCCGCAGTTAGAGAATGTTCAAGTTTTCAAAACCGAAAAGACGGCGCGGAAGTACATGGATAGATTGCTGACAGGAGCATAACGATGACGGTTATTGATGGCATGAGTAATGCCGACTACCACAGCCATGCAGCGGTCAGCAAGACACAGTTAGACCAACTTGCCAAAAGCCCCGCACATTACAAACACGCGCGGGAATCGGAAACCGAAAGCACACAGGCGATGATTTTCGGTAGTGCGTTTCACGACTACATCTTGTTGCCCGAAGTGTTTGCCGAATCTTACGCAGTCTTGCCCGATGACTTCAACGGGCGAACCAAAGACGGCAAAGCGCAGTTGGCAGAGATTGCGGAAAGTGGAAAGACGATTCTGAAAGCCGAATGGGTAGAGCAAATCAAGGGCATGGCAGCAGCCATCCAAGCACACCCAAAGGCGGCGGCATTGTTAAGCAGTGGCAAGCCTGAACAGTCGGTCTTTTGGCGCGACGATGAAACAGGGGTTGATTGCCGTTGTCGTCCTGATTTTTGGAATAGCAACGGAATCATCGTTGACCTGAAGTCAACGGAAGACGCAAGCCCGCAAGGTTTCGCGCGGTCGGTGGCAAATTACCGATACCACGTTCAGGACGCTTTTTACAGTAACGGCATCTATCAGGCGACGGGGGAATATCCGAAAGGATTTATCTTTATCGCCGTTGAGAAAAAAGCACCGTTTGCAGTCGCGTGTTACACGCTGGACGAGCAGGCAAAAGAGCGCGGGCATGAACTGTTCCGCAGGGATTTAATGACGCTTTCTGAATGTATCAAAACAAATACATTTCAGGCATATAGCGAACAAATCGAGCCGTTATCTTTACCGGCTTGGGCATACTACGATTAAGGATACATCATGAATCAAATGGTAAAAAACCCGTTTCAACAAACGGCAGTTTCTGAAGCACTGCCAAACACAATGACCGAAGTTAAGGCGCAACGCGAAGCAAGCGAGATACAGGCGATGGTATTCATGGCTAAACAGTTCCCGCGAAATCAGATTCAGGCGGCAGACAGAATCTTAAATGCCTGTACACGTCAAACGCTGGCAGATTCCGCCGTTTACAGTTATCCGCGCGGCGGACAGAACGTCGAAGGCCCGTCTATCCGACTCGCTGAAGTCTTGGCGCAAAACTGGGGGAATCTCGATTTTGGCATCCGTGAATTGTCGCAGGAAAACGGCGTGTCAACGGTCGAAGCCTACGCTTGGGACTTGGAAACAAACGTCCGACAAGCAAAGGTCTTTCAGGTCGCACATAAGCGCATGGCAAAAGGCGGAACAAAAACACTGACAGACCCGCGCGACATCTACGAGATGGTAGCGAATCAAGGCAGCCGACGTTTACGCGCCTGCATCTTGAGTATCATTCCGGGCGATATCGTCGAGGCAGCATTGGCGCAATGTTCCGTTACGCAGGCGGCGAGCGTAGGGGCAACACCTGAAGAGATTAAAGAGACCATCCGCAAACTGACGGCTACGATGGGGAAATTTGGCATTACCGCCGAAAACATCCAAGACCGTTATCAATGCCGCCTCGAAGCCATCCGCCCCGCGCAGATTGTTGAATTGCGGAAAATCTACACCAGCCTGAAAGACGGCATGAGCAAGCCGTCTGACTGGTTCGCAATCCAAGAAGTCAAAAAGTCAGACGCGCAGGATTTAAACGCAATGGTCGAAGCGCAGCCCATCAAGGAGGTAGAGCCTGAACCGGTGGGGAAAGCACCAAAGCCCACGCCGACGGAAGAACAGTTCGCGGCATTGGTTGAAGCGGTGTCAACAGGCGTGAAAGAGGTCGCCGAAGTTTTGGATGAATACAACCTGACCGACGAGCAAAAGGCAGAAATCAACGCATTGTAAGGAGCCGTAATGTTCGCAGTGTTTGGCAAAAGCCGCCCCGAAGAAGAGAAACGGCGGCGGCCTGATACCCGTGAGGATGCGCGGCTTTGGCGACTACATCCAAGACGACACCGCCAGCACCGTCAAAGCCCGCGACCACAAAGATGCCACCGACATAATCGTCGTACACGGGCGGCAAGACCCCTGCACCTCCGACAAGGCGTTTACATTGGACTGCCAGCACAACGGTAATACCAACGTTGTCTGTATCCACGGCAACACCATAGGCAGGCAGCTTCATAACGGTGGCAACGGCACGGGCGCGATACAGGACGGCACAAGCTACACCCTGACCGCCACTGACCGCCACGCCGTTTCAGACGGCTTACAGGTGCGCCGCCTGACCCCCGTCGAATGTGAACGCCTGCAAGGCTTCCCGGCTGGGCACACGCAAATCCCGTGGCGCGGCAAACCCGCCGCCGACTGCCCGGATAGCCTGCGTTACAAAGCCATCGGCAACAGTATGGCAGTTCCGGTTATTCGGTGGATTGGGGAAAGGATGTGCAAAGCATGAAAGACATAATTGCCGCAATCCTGATAGCCGCAGTCGTCATGGCTATCGAGCTATCAGGAATCCCGAAAGGGGCGGTACAAGTAAACGAATATCAGAAAGGACAGCAAAGATGAACGAATGGAAGAAATTATCTAAAGAAATCCCGCCACATGATACGCCAGTATGGGCGGGATGGTTTGAAGCTGATGGCAGCTTTACAAGTGGTTTGTTCGTGTTGGCGGATGATGGGATTGATATTATTTGGTGTCGGTGTGAAGAGGCAATATCTTACAATAATTTTGGCGCATGGCAGAGCGACGACCATTATCCCGTAAGCCATTGGATGTATCTACCAAAACCGCCTAAAGATAAGGACAAGTGAAATGACAATTTCAGACGACCTGAGACAGCTATCAGCCGCGATAAATTATCTAAGCAAAAAGCGCAAGGATATTTTAGACGACCTGAAAGCGCACCCCGAAAAACACGGTTGCCCGTACAAAATCGGGCAGGAATTTAAAACACAGGACGGCACATTTTACAAAGTCGAGCAAATCGACATCCTGACCTATCCAAGCGCAGACGGATTATGTGCCTACTTCTATGTGCAGGCGGTAAACCAAAACAAGCCGCATGACCGCAAAGAATACACCGTACAAATCGAATAGGAGCTTATATGTACTATGAAAGCGAAAAACGGAAAGTTATTGATTTAAATTCAACACAATGGGAGCGCATTGAAAAAATCAAAGAATATCAAGATTTTCTTGATAAGAAAATAAAAGAGTCAAAGGAAAAAGGCAAGACGGAGGTTTTTATTAGTGAACAACCTTATTCATTATGGCTCAAGGATATGCCAATGGCGCAAGACTGGGCAGCAGTAGCAGTATTAGGAACATTACATCAAAAAGGTTTCAAGACTGAGTATAGAAAAGTTACCGTAGCTGACAATAGTACCATACTAGAACAGTTGAGAATATCTTGGGACGATGATTTACTAACGAACGAATAGAGAAAAATTAGAAAGGCAAAAGATGTACCTAACAGCGCAAGAATGCGCGGAATTACTACACGTCAAACGCGCAACATTCGTTAATCAGACGTGCAAACAGGCAGACTTTCCAAAGCCGTTTGTAATTTCGCCGCGCAAACGGTTATGGCCGAAAGCCGAAGTACACGACTTTATCCGCCGCCGCCGTCAGAAATAGAGAAACCGCCGTAACAGGCGGTTTTTTTTCAATCCAGCAAATCAGCAAGCTCCCCAATATCAGGGTTATAGTACACATTCAGCAATATGCGTAAATCCTTATGACCGCTGATTTTCGCAAGTTGCATAGGCTCGACTTTCGCCGCCATGCGCGTCAAGGCTTTATGGCGCGTATCGTGAAAGTGGAAGGCATCAGCCCCATCAACCTTTGCCCTTGCGCGTCTGAACATCACGTCAAGCGTGTGAGAGCTTACATCAAACACGGATCCACTCTCAGAGCGTGGCAGTCTATCCAATATTGCCATAGCCTTTTTAGACAGCGGCACATCACGACTACTCCCGTTTTTCGTCATCGGCAGATGTACCACACGCCTACTCAAATGCACATCATGCCACATCATATTACAGATTTCCCCCGCGCGCATTGCCGTCTCAATCGCAAACAAGACAACCAGTCCGATACGTTGCTTGGTTGTAATTATAGGTACGCCGTCATCTACACCAAGTTCGCGCACAACAGCCAAAACAATATCGTCAGACGGTATGTAGTTCCGCGCCTTTCCCTTACTTGGCCGTCTGATTTGCAGCAGTGGATTAGATGGCAAAACTCCCCATTCCTTTACCGCCATTTGGCATACAGCAGAAAGGGTTTCCAGTTCGCGTCTTACTGTTGCGTCCTGCACTTCTTTTTTCCGATTATCGCGCCACTGGGCAAAATGATACGGGCGCAGGTCGCTGACCTTAATATCAGCCAGTTCAGATCGTAGCGCACGATTCAGCCGGTACGTCTCTGCCCTACTTCCCCGCTTCGTCGGAGTGATTTCATCACGGTATCGGGCAATCAGGTCGGCGAAGTATAGGCTTTTAGGCGCATTGCCCTGAACGCCGTCTAAAATTGCCGCCTCAGTCCTCGCCGCCCATGCGACCGCATCGGATTTAAGCGTAAAGGTTTCAGACTTGGTAACACCTTTCAGGCGCACCTTGACACGGTATTTGCCGTTCCGTTTTTCGATTGTTGCCATTGGTATTAAACTGGGACAATTTAGGGACACAGAATTATATGCCATAACAAACCATAATCCATCCTAATCAATAATAATTCATCTATATCGTTCTGTTTTATTTATAAAATATATTTAAACCGATACTAACCAATCATAATCAATTATCTGTTTAATCGCACTCCGTCCGCACCAACATACAAAAACGCTTGAAAATTTCAGGCGTTTTTTTTCGTTTAATCCCGTCTAATGCCATTAACCAATCCTTGTAAATGCAAGGGTTTCAGACTTCTTTATATTCCATTGTTTTCTTTTGGGCTACATAACGCCGTCTAATTTAATCTAATTGAATCAACCAAAATCAGGGGGGGATGATTCGGGGTATCTGAAAATACCCCCACTATGCCGCTGAATGACCGACAAATCAAAAACGCCAAGCCCGCCGAAACAGGGAAAAAGACCAAGATGTTTGACGGCGGCGGCTTATATCTTGAAGTTACCCCAGCAGGCGGGAAAGTTTTCCGCCTGAAATACCGTATAGACGGCAAAAAGAAAACACTGACTAAAAGCACTGAGACTGCTGTTCTTTGTGGCGTGTAGAACAATCAGAAAGAACCAATACTTAAATCCGCCTTACTTAGCCATTTGTCAGGGTTTTAAGGTAGGTATTTCTTGTACATCAGGTCAGTTAAATAAAGAACCGGCTACATCATCTTCGATTAATTTGATTAACAAAATTAAAAATGCCGTCTGATTTTTCAGGCGGCATTTTTAAATTGCTCATTCCTACTTCGGCGTATAACGGCCCGCCATCGCTTTATACACCATGTTTTCGTATTTCAGCGTTTCGTACCGCTGGTTCAGCACGTTTTGGGCGGAGCTGTATTCGCTGTTCAGTGCTTCCAGCCAGTCTTTCAGCTCGTTTTTGCCGTGTTGGTAGCGCACTTGGTAGT